AAATTCAGCCTCCTAGAACTGCTACAGCGGGGTATTTCTCCCTGAGGTACATCTGGGCTACAGCGGGGTTTTTCTCTCTAGGGCTAGGTTTCCACTCACTGTCAATCTCTCTCGTTGAGTGGTGACAAATGGATACACTGTGTGACACAGCAGCGCAGGAAACATGATCAAACGACCTCTCCAAGACTCGTCAGCTTCCAGCAAGTGACCTCTCAATTGTCCCAGTATGTCTGTATAGAGAAATTCAAAGCAGCCCCATTTACGCTCTTGAGCACGCTCATGTGCGTGATTTCGTTCGTGCTCAATGAGGTAAGGCACATCAACAAAGATCACAAAGCTCAGTGCTCCGCTGTGATTGTGTGGGGGATTAAATTCTCCCTGCTGTTGTCTATTAAGCCATAGGATATCTAACACTAGATCAAAATCTTGCTCTTGGCCGCACTGATTTTTTTGGTTATTCCAATAATTAAACTCATGAAAGAACTGCCTGCCCAAAGGCACTGTCAAGCTCTCAATGTGCGCCCTGCTCCGCTCTAGTAGGTATTCTTTTTTGATATGGCCACTCAACTTGCCATTGGCTTCTAGGGGTTCCACGTGCCCCTGTTCAATAAGATCTATTTCCCTCAGCAAGGGCTCTAGATCTTGTTCACTCAGTAGAGTTTCTATATAGCCCAGATTGGGCAACACAGTCCAACTGTAGTTTCTATTAGTTGACATTGAACACACGGGCCTGTGGTGGCAACTGTGTGTTCTCCAACCAAGTCCAATAGTTGCCCAACACAGGAGTCAGCTGTATGTGACTACGGGGCACAAAGTACCTGCTGTCATCGTCTAAGAGACTCAGCTGGTCTATGGCATTTGAGAACACACTGTCCACTGTGATCACACTGTGTGCCTGTTCTATGGCTGTCATCCAATCCCAAAAGCAGTCGGTTAGGTCGTTGATTTCAATGTGTGCACATTCCTCGGGCAGTATTTGGCTGTCGAAACTGGCTCTATGATCCGAACCCATCATGTGTATCAGAGTGTAGGGTCTGCCCTTGAGCTCTTGTCTTATGCGTTCTGCCAACAAGTCCTCACGATCTCTACGTCGGGTTATGGCTCGGCTCAGCTGCCATTTCATAAGGAAGGGCACCTGTGCCTGTTGATACTTGTAGCGATCAAAACTCATGTGTTGAAAATGACAGGTCTTGTGAAAATCCTGTCCTGTCAAGGCCTGATACAGCGTCAAGGTTTCACTGACGCCCACTCGTTTCAGCGTGTCTCGGGGCTGTTCCAGGAAAAAACTGCTGGCGTCTGTGCGTACACTGTGCCAGTGCACCCAAGGTGCAGTTTGATCAAAATGCGTGCGAAATTCTTCGCAAATGGGCCAGTGTATTTCCCAGCCCTGTTCATGGTAATAGTGAGCTATGGGCAAGGCTATCACAATATCACCTAGCCCACGACTCTGTATGATTCCTAATTTTTGTGCCATAGGTCCTGTCCTTTGTTGCAGCACTATTTAACTGTCTAGTTAACTAGACTGCAAGTGTTTAGGCTAAATATGCCTATGCCAATCACAATCACCACCGCTTCACGAGTACTCAACAGTCAACTGGGTCCCATGGTAGATGGCGTCATAGACATCATAGGACTTGGCAACAACGGCTATGGCCTAGTCAATTATAGTTCATACCCCACTTCAATTCGCAGCCGAGTGGTGGCCAATCAGGTCTTTGGCATCTATCAGGATCTGCAACTGATACATCAACACATTTATGGTGTCGCCAGCGGCACAGTGTTGACCATACAAACAGGCACAAACATTAGAATTGTAAGACCACCTGAGACCAACCTCATAGATACCAGCACTTGGACTGACCTCTATAACCTCTATGACTATGTCAATCCCCGGCGCTATCAACTGTCAGTGAGCCAGCGCAGCACCTATACCGGGGCCTTGGGCACCTATGAAGACATTTGGTATACAGGCACTACCAGCAGCCAACTCACAACCTGGGGTGGGGGCGTGGCCGGTGTCTATACCTCGGTCAATCACACGGTGGTCTACACTTGGCCCACGGAAAACTTGGCCAGATACTTTTTCAACACTGGAGGCCAGCTCAAGTTCGTGCCCAGACAGACCAATATGATCGGGGGAGCCAACCCCACCAAGCCCATAGACCGTGCTTGGGCTCAGCTGTTGAACACTGGCTCGGGATTCAAAAGCTGGTTTAGCTATGGAAGAACAGAATTCCTGGGCAGTAGAACAGGCATATGGACCACGCAGACCAGTAGTGCCACCATTTTGGTCTTGGTAGATTATGAACGCAGCCAGGATTACCGCTCAGTGACCTTGACAGCCAGTTATCAGGTAAGACCTGGTCAGTCAGGTCAGCCCAACACAGGCTGGATAGTCTATGATGATGGTGTCACAGTACCCCAAGGATCTAGTGCGGTCAGCGGTGCCAACACCAATAGTGCCAGTGGGACCAAAGGTGGCAGCAGCACACCCTGGTGGATCATAGGTGCTGTGGCCATTTTGAGAATTTTTGGATTCTCAGCTATCTGTGCCAAACTCTACGAATTGGGTCTGTTTGATCAAGACTTGATCAAGGGTGACGCTCTGTTCAGTGAGCAATTGGCCCAGCAGAGTCCCGAGGCCATATGGGGATATCACAGTTGGGCTTGGTGGGTCATAGAATGGATGGACGGCCATGGACCCCCTGTGCCCTTGATCAAGCCCAGTCGTGTGCGAGAGATCAGTCGCAGGTGGGCACAGCAGATCGCTCTTCCAGTGGCCAAGGAAATGAGCCATAGAGCAGGGCATAGGTCTGGTGAGACCAGTTTCGCCGGTAGAACCATTTTGAATCTGGGTCTAAGGATCACTGGCTTTCTTGGTCGCAGACTGGGCCCTACAAGACGTATTCAACCCGGTGCACTCTTGATCATGGCCTTTGTGCTGTTCTGTGCCTGTTTGAAGTCTTTTGTGGCCTTGACCTACCGTCCACAGAAAAAGAACAAAGGAAATATCATGTTATTCAATACCACACAAGAAGAATTTTATCAACGTTGGTCTGACCTCACTGAGCAAGAACGTTTATGCCTTTGGAGAGGCATGGATCTAGCGGCTCTAGAGGTAATGAAAAAGCTATTTCCAGAAGAGCCCTTGGTTGATCAAGCACTAGAGTTCAAGAGATCAGAATAACATGGCCATTCAAAGCATTAGAAGTGAAGTTCTAACAGATTTTGCAAGCAGCCTTACCTTTACCAGTGCATTTGGCTACATTGTCAGTGGAGGTGTTTTGCAAGGGCCCAAGCCCATAGGCGGCACAACCTTGCATCTGGATGGAACTAGACTCAACACTGCTACAACCAGCACCCAGCTGTTGACCATTCAAGACGATTACCCCTATGGTCAATTTATCTCCTATCCAGGTTTAAGAGGAGTAAGAAAACGTGTGTATGTGCGTAACCAAGGGTCAACACCAATTTATGTAGGTACCCCTACATATACCGAGCGTTTTGCCAAGGCTCAACCCAATTATAATGCATTTTTACCGCCTCCTTGGACCATTGAGGCGGGAGACTATAGATTATTTTACCTAAGCTATGAAGCAGATAGCTCGGGCCTAGCTGATGAAGTGGTCTTGTTTCCAACTCCCTATGCAGATACTCCTTTCGCCAGGCTCAATGCCAGGGTAAATATAACCAGTGATGCTGCTGTGCGTATATCTCCCTCAGAATATTCTACATCAACCACACTACCTGGTGAAAACAGTGTGATCAAATATCAGCTGAGCGCAGATCTTTTTGGTTCATTCATTGAAAACTACAATTATGATTTTACTGCTACCATTCAAGGTCATAAGAGCTGGACCATTGATGATATTCAACCAGACAGCATAACTTTGAGATTTGATGGGTGGCTGACCAATGACATTGAGGGTGTTTATGTATCTACATTGACTATCACCACCCCCAGCCTTAGCATTTCCGCTGTGAACACAGCCACTCATTCACCCAGTGTCAACACCATATCCAGTGACTTTTTCAGTAAGAGCTACTGGAATAATCCTAAATTTAAAAATTGGGGTCTGTTGAGCAGCACATTGGGCTATAACCCCACGGCCAATTGGGGAGACGGTGGAATCAGTGAGGTACCTGGCAGCATACAGTTGGCCGCTACAGGTCAAGGGGTTGATGTTGTAATAGTAGATACAGGAGACGTTGAGCCCAGTCATCCGGAGTTTGCCCTGTTTTCAGATGGAACAGGTGGTTCAAGAGTGCAGAATTTTAATTGGTACTCTCTGGCAGCTGAAGTAGGTGACACAGGAAGAATAGGACTTACCTACACTCCCACTTATGTGAGAGGTGATAGCAGACATGAGCATTCACAGCATGTGGCTGGCATTGCCGCAGGCAACAGCCAAGGTTGGGCCAATAAGTCCCTTGTATATTCAATGGATATAGATCAATTCTCAGGAACTGCTGGAATGGTCTTTAAATACCTTGCCGCCGCACATAGGCTCAAGAAAAACAGTGGTAACACAAGGCCAACAGTGGCCAATTGCAGTTTTGCTACAAATGTAACTAATGTGTCTTGGAGTAGCATAAAAGAGATTGTCTACCAGGGTCAAACCTTTAAGCCCCAAGAATATGGCAGTAGTACATTTACAGCCACTACTTTGGCACAGGCTGGAATTTTCCTCAAGGATGGGATCAATCTGGTAATTCATTATCAAAGTGCAAATAGAAGTGCTTGGCTGGCAGCTATTCAAGAGTGTATTAATGAAGGTGTTGTCGTTGTTGCCAGTGCAATGAATGAAAGTTCTTATATAGCAAGATCCACCGCAGATGTTAATTATAACAATATTGTAAGAATTCATGACGGTAATGGAACTCCTGCAGGAATCGTAGAACTACCTGGAGTATATCCTGCAGGTTCTGGATCTTACTCTACTCCAAATTTAATTTTATATTATCGTGATAATGGTGGCTATTATCAATACATCAGCGGATCATACGTCAGTAAAACTTCAGCAGAATTGCGTACACTTTATCCTGGAATGTTTATAGAATATTGGTATAATCGGGGTCCTTTACCTGCCACAGTGGATGGTGTCATTTGTGTAGGTGCCATACGAGCTGCTGTTGATGGAATAGGTGTAGATGGTCTAGCAAACTTTAGCAATAGAGGTCCAAGAATTGATATCTTCGCTCCAGGAGCTTATGTGCAGTCAGCATGGACGTCCAGCACCGGCATTACCATAAATGGATTTGCATATGATACTCCTGTCCGTGATCCTCGCAGTGCAGGCAGTCACTATTTTATGAAATTTAGTGGAACCAGTATGGCAGCACCTCAAGTGACAGGTATTGCAGCATTGTTATTAGAAAGAGACCCTACACTTAACTCAACAAGTACCTTGTTGGCCCTAATTGAATCAGCATCAATATCAAGGATACCAATCAGCAACGGAGGTATATCTGATTTACATGACCTTATGGGAGCTCCCAATAGATATCTACAGGTTCCTAAAATTATTCAAACAGAAAGAGCTGCCTGGACCAGTAGCTTCAGTTTACCTGATGCGGTTGTAGGTTTAAGAATAGACTACGTCAAAGGACGAAGAATCTTGACACTAGGAGTAGGTTCAGGTGGTGACGCCATGCCCATGTTAAAAGACAGAGACCCAGATTGGTGGAGCCCTGAATATCTTAAACCCAAAGCTGGTCGGGGCAAATATGCCTACTTCCAATGGCGTTCTGTCTACGAAATTCCTTTAAGTGATACACCCACAAATAAAACCTATTATAGTGACTCTACTTTGGCAGATGGAACTTATCTTTATAAAAAGAAAACAACTTTGGTAGACAATAAAGATTATTCTTGGTACTTTGGCCATTATGAGGGAGAGCATAGTCTTTTTCAAGTTCAAGAAGACTTTTCAGGTAATGTCTATATCAGTATTTGCAGCCTTAGAGAAACCAGCGGAGATACCACATTAGACGGAACTTTGGATAGATTACAGCGTGTTTTTTATTATCATAGCAAGGTTGATCAAGATGCAGGATATAGAACTGCCGCCAACCAACTTGGTCCTAGACTTGATGACTTCGGAAATCCTAATTCGTTGGGTCTAAATACACTGTTCTTTTTAGGATTTGATGCTAGAGATAGAGTAATAACCAGTTTGCGCCCACTGCCTTAAATTCTAGTATAATTAAGTAAAACACTAACTTAATTATGTTCATAGATAGATTTCCTAAATTGAGAGAAGAACAGGTTCGATCTGTAGAATGGAAGGACGATCCTGAATTATATGATATAGAATTGCAGGAGCTCATAGGACCTTATGCTTTATGTTTTGTACTCAATCCTGAAGTAGAAGTCAAGGTTGCATATTATATAACCGAAATTCCAGAAAATCAAGGAGAATGTATTATTTGGACCTATAGAGATCAGTGGGTGGCCAAATTATTCTATGAAGATTGGACACCAGAAACTGGCTATATAGAAATTGATATACAACCTCCACAATTGATGTGGAGGAAAAATCCAGATATTGATCAATCTATGACTTTTATAGAAAGTCCTTTTGGAAATTTTGAACCAGAACCATGGGATATTGACTATACTATGGTATGGTATGTAGATCCTCAGTTTAATCCTTCTGAGGATAAAGTTTGGGTAATGAGTTGTGATGTGTTAGGGAAACAAAGTCTAGGAATTAAGGAAATGGGTTTCCTTATTCCAGAAGTTGAGGTCAGCCTGAATCCTGATGTGCCCTACGACGGAGTTGATCTTGATGGAGCATTACCACCCTATTGGGATTTGGCTTATGAGTGTGCCTACTATCTTGATCCCAGTCATTGTGGAGGTGCCGAAGAAGAAGTATGGTTGGTCAAGGTAAAACCAACCTATAGACAAACCAAAGGATGGAAGTGGTTGGGTAGTATTACACCTGAACCACAATTGATCTATAATGACCAACTGGGTGAAATAAATTTTGAAGTAGATTTTTCCAATATTCATTTTCAGGATTTTGCCTATGAAAACATTTATTATCTTGACAGAAAGCACTTACCTGAAGCAAGTGATGATGTTTGGGCAGTAAAGGTCAAATTTATTGATCAACCAGAAGGTTACACGGTGGTAGGAAATATAAGTCCAACTTTTACTATTGAATTTAATCCAGATATGCCTGATATTGAATTTGATATCAGTATGGTAAACCAGTATGACATGCAGCTCGATGAGTTTGATAGTGTGTTGACCTGGTATATCAGTCCGAACTTTACAAAAAATAAAAGAGTATGGTTGGCTAAAAAATATATCAAACAGACAGGCCAAGAAAAATTTATGGGTTATATAAGGCCTGACATAAATGAAGATTACGATGTGTTTTTTATCAGTTATGACGAACCAAATGCAGATGAAAATTACGAACGTCTGTTATCAAAGTGTCCTGCTGCAAAAAGAATAAAAGGAATTACAGGAATTCTAGAGGCACATAAAAAGGCAGCATCACTGGCCAAGACCAGTATGTTTTATGTAGTTGATGCCGACTGTTATATTGATAATAAATTTGAATTTGATTTTCAACCTAGTGTTTGGGATCTAGATTGTGTGTATGTCTGGCATAGTAAAAATCCATTTAATAGTTCTGAATACGGATACGGAGGTGTCAAGTTGTTTCCTACTCAATTGGTTAAAGAAGCTGAAACTTGGACCACGGATCTCACAACAAGTATAGGTCCTAAATTGAAAGTCATCCCATTGGTAAGTAATGAAACAAGATTCAATACAAGTAGTTTTCATACCTGGCGCAGTGTTTTTAGAGAGGTTGTAAAATTAAGTTTTAAAAATGATGCAGAAAGTCAAAAAAGAATGAGAGCTTGGGCAAATGTCAATTTTGATGCAGATCATGCAGATTGGGCTGCTAGGGCAGTCGAAGACGCACAATCCTGGGCTATGAAACAAAAAAACATCAAACAAATCAATGATTATAACTTTCTAGAAAATTACTTTAAGAAACTATATCCTTTTAAAAATGTCGGACACAGATCATCAAAGAATACAAAAAGTAATACCAATAATTAATGGTATTAGCAAGAGCTTTTGTCTGGCCAAATGGTTTCATGTGACTCTATATCTCCAGACAGGGGAAAATCATAGCTGCTATCATCCACCTCCTCACAAAATTGACTTACAAGAAATAGAGGAGAATCCTAGTGCTTTGCATAATACTCTGCATAAAAAATTTGAACGCAGAGAAATGTTAAATGGAGTACAGACCAAAGGTTGTCAATATTGCTGGAACATCGAAGGTCTAGGAGAATCATATATCAGCGATAGGCATATCAAAAGTGCTACAATTTTTACAGAAGATAGATTGAGGCTTGCAGCCAGCAGATGGAATAGAAATGTCAATCCCGAATATGTAGAAATAAGTTTTGGTAATGAATGTAATTTCAAATGCGGCTACTGTCACCCCAAAGCCAGCAGCAGATTCTATAACGAAATAAAAGAACATGGTCCTGTTACCACTGTAAAGAATCACAGATGTGATATTGATTACTTTAAACTTTATGAGCGTGAAGAAGATAATCCATATGTCAACGCATGGTGGGATTGGTGGCCTGACCTAAAGAAAAGTCTTACTATTCTTAGAATCACAGGCGGCGAACCTTTAATGCATAAAAGCACTTGGCATTTGTTGGATGATATAAAGAAGGATCCTCAGCCCCAATTGGAACTCAATATCAATAGTAATCTAGGAGTCAAACCTGGAATGGTGGATAAACTTGTAGAGCAGGTTAATTGTCTTATAGAAAACAAATCTATTAGACGCTTTAAATTATTCACTAGTATAGATACTTGGGGTCCACGAGCTGAATATATTAGAACTGGCTTGGATCTTGGTCTATGGGAACGAAATCTTGACCAATATCTTACTAAGGTAGGGCATCCCATTAGTTTTATGATAACCTTTAATATCCTTAGTATTACCACATTTAAAGACTTATTAGAGAAAATCTTAGAATGGCGTAAAAAATATAATCCTTATAACCGTACTGATCAATTTCAAATGGTAAGATTTGATACTCCATATTTAAAAGAACCTTTACAATATGACATCAATATTTTACCAAAAGAATATTTGACTTATATGAACAATTGTCTAGAATTTATGCAAGATAATTTAAACGAAGAAGATCCTTGTAAGTTTAGCCTGGTAGAATTAGAAAGATTTAGAAGGATAGTAAGTTATATGGAAACTACGCATTACGATAAAAACAAGCTGTTAGAAGGGCGTAAGGATTTTTATAATTGGTTTAATGAATTAGATCAAAGAAGGAATACTGATTTTATTGCTACGTTTCCTGAAATGGAAGATTTTTATAATTCCTGTTGGTCTAAAAATGAAATTTGATACTGATAAGAAGAAATTTCTTTTAGAAAAAAGCCGTACATTTTGTATGGTCCCTTGGATTACTATACATACCAAACCAGTTGGAGATGCTATGCCATGTTGCATAGCTAATCCTGAATTTATCGTAGGAACTAGTCATAAACAAAGTTTGATGGAAATAGTCAACAGTCCGCTGATGAATCGATTGAGATTAGACATGCTAAATGAGCGTGAAAGTAAACCCTGTGTAAGTTGTTATAAGCATGAAGATGAAGGCATTCACACCTTTCGTAATACTGTTAACAAGGAGTACGGACAATATTTCACAGAATCTTTAAAAGATACCAAACCAGACGGCTCATTGAAGAATTTTAAAATGAGATACTTTGATATTAGATTTGATAATATCTGTAATTTTAAATGTAGAACCTGTAGTCCTGAATATAGTAGTCAATGGGAGCAGGAAAATCGTAAACAAGGAATACCCATCCATTTTGAAAAAGGAACTAACAAGCCAGAGTTTATTCAAGGGGTTTTAGATCAAGTAGATAACATGGAATGTGTTTATTTTGCAGGTGGCGAACCTTTGATAACAGAAGAACATTATCTTATCCTTGAAGAACTATTAAGAAAGAACAAAAAAGATACTGAACTTAGATATAACACAAATTTGTCTAATCTTAAGTTTAAAGACAAAAACATTATTGAGTTATGGAGACAATTTAACAAACCAGTCCAGGTTTATGCCAGCATTGACCATTACGGAGACAGAGCTAACTACATAAGGCATGGTACAATTAAATGGTCAAATGTAGAATCAAATCTAATAGAATTATCTGAAGAATCTAGTGTGGATTTACATTTTCAAACTGTGATGAGTATTTTTAATTCGTTAACATTAGATGATTTTTTTAGATATCTTAGAGAAATTGGAGTGCATGGGAAAAAGAAAAAACTCAGCCATCCTATTTTTATGATGTATAATCCTAGATTCTTGACTAGTCAAATTCTACCGAAAAAGTTAAAAGATCTAACTATATTAAGAATTAAAAAACTAGCCTATGAAATGGAGCAAAGTCAATTCCATAAGCATTCTGTTCCTAAAGTAAAAGAAATAGAAAATTGGATCTATGCATTTGATCTTTGGTTCAAACAGAAATCAAAATTTAGAGAGGAAATCGAGAGATTGGACAAACTTCGCGGAGAAAGTTTTGAAAACACTTTCCCAGAATTAGCAGGATTATTATCTGATGAAAAACAAAACATTTTTACTGCAACAAAGTAAAGTTTTTTGTATGTTTCCTTGGTTGCACCTTAACGTGACCCCAAAAGGTGATATATATCCTTGTTGCAGTAACGACTATAGTGATCCTATAGACAATACTGCTAATACAACATTATTAAAGGCTATTAATCATCCTAAAATGAAGGAGCTTAGGATTAATATGCTGAATGAAAAACCTAGTAAAATCTGTGAGTTTTGTTACAAACATGAACAGGCTGGACCTCATAGCTTTAGAAATTATAGTAAAGATAATTTTGCAAAGTATTTTGATCAATTAGTTCCGCAAACTGAGGAAGATGGCTCTATTTCAGATTTCAAAATGAGGTACTTTGACATTAGGTTCAGTAATATCTGTAATTTTAAATGCCGTACTTGTGGCAGTGAATTTAGTAGCCAATGGGCTAAAGAAAATAGAAGGTATGATAAGAATTTGCCAATCTTATGGCATTCTGGTCACGGCAAAAATGATTTGCTTAAAGAAATATTAACACACGTTGATCATATAGATCTTGCATATTTTGCAGGTGGCGAACCTTTGATAACAGAAGAACACTACATTCTGCTAGAAGAAATGATTAGAAAAAATAAGACTGATGTTATTTTAAGATATAATACAAATGCAAGTAATCTAAAATTTAAAGATTTTGATATTTTGAGTTTATGGAAAAATTTTAAAAGAATAGAATTAAGTTGTAGTGTAGATCATTATGGATCGCGAGCAGAATATATTAGGCATGGAACTAATTGGGGTGAAGTCGAAAGTAACCTTTTATTATTTAGAAAACTTGATTTTGTAGATTTTCAGATTAACACTGTTCTTAGCATTTTTAACTTTATGACTTTGCATAAGTTTTATGAATACATGATTAATATGGGTTTGATAAAACCATCAGACTGGTATCATAGTTTATACCTAGCAGTTAATCCATCTCATTATTCTAGTACAAGTTTACCTAGGTTATTAAAAAAGCGTATTAAAAATAAACATCTAAGATTTTTAGATTATTGTGAAGGTACTCTTCTCGAGAGATTAATAAAAGATGCTGTGAATTTTACCAACGAGCAAGATACCTGGGAAGAAAATAAGGAAACATTCTGGAGACATACAAAAAGTATTGATGTAATTAGAGGAGAAAGTTTTTTAAAAACTTTTCCCGAACTAAAAGATCTAGAGGATTTATAACGTGAGCAGTTATGTTGAAAATCTCATAAAAAATGGCAAACATTTTTGTATATTACCATGGATACACTTTCATGCTTGGCCTAATGGCAAGGTCATGCCTTGTTGTGTAGCAGATAGTTCCAAGCCAGTTGCCTCAGCATCCGAACATGAATCCATAATCAATATGCTAAACACTGAAGAATACAAAAAGATGCGTGTAGAAATGCTTTATGATAAACCAGTAGAAGCCTGCCGCAGATGTTATGAACTAGAAGATCTTGGAACTTGGACTATGCGTCAAAGCCATAATTCTATGAAAGGTTTGGCAAATATTGATTTGGTTGATGATACAAATGAAGATGGCAGCATAGATCAGTTTAAAATGAAATATATGGACATTAGGTTTAGTAACCTTTGTAATATGAAGTGTCGAACCTGTGGTCCTGAGTGCAGCAGCCTTCATGCACAAGAATTTGTCCAAAAAAGAAAAGGATCACAGGCTTTATTTAATTACTTTAAAATGAAATCCACAATGGTATCTGTTAATGAAGATGGTAGGTTTTTTGAAATGTTGGAACCTTATCTAGCAGATGTGGAAGAGGTTTATTTTGCCGGGGGCGAAAGTCTACAAACTCAAGAACATTATGACAGCCTAGAATATTGGATTAATAACAATCTAACTAGTCAGGTTGATTTAACCTATACAACAAACTTTGGGAGTTTAAAATTTAAACAAAAAGATCTTGTAGAATTATGGAAGAAGTTTCCAAAGATAAAGATTTGGGCAAGTTTAGATGATCTAGGTGATAGAGCAGAACTCATCAGAAAAGGTACAGACTGGGAGATAATAGAAGATAATATAAGACTGATTAAGAAGGAAATTCCTCACGCAGAATTCGGCATTACACCTACTATCAGCATCTACAATGTTTTTACCTATCCAAAATTTTTTGAATATCTATTGGGACAAAATTTGATAAGCGAATCTGTTCCGCCTAGAATAAATCTTCTTACAAATCCTTGGTGGTCGAATATTCAGATTTTACCAGATAAAATTAAACAGGTACTTATCTATAAATATCAGATATATAGAAGCAAATATTATCACAATGAGCATATAAGAAATGGATTTGCCTTAATCCAAAATAATTTGATGCAGGGCAGTGCTATTTTTGCTAACCATATCAGTAAAGAAAGTAAGAAAGGCATTTTGGAATTTATAGAATATAATGATGAAATGGATAAGATACGAAGAGAAAAAATTGTTGACATTATTCCCGAACTTCGCGAGGTATATGAATGGGCACAAAGCTTATAGCCATTGAGGCACCAGAGCCTTATTTGGCTGTTACTTGGCAAGTAAATAACTTCTGTAATTACAAGTGCAGCTATTGCAATCCAGGTAATTGGAGTGGTACTGATCGTAACGATGGCAACCTAGAAAAATATCTAGCAAATCTTGGTGTTATAATTGACAAATATCAACATAAAAATTATCGTCATTTTAAATTCTTTTTTAGTGGTGGAGAACCTACTGCCTGGAAAAATTTTATTCCAATTTGCCAATGGCTAAGAGAAAAACTTCCTGACGCCACTCTTGCAGTGAATACGAATCTAAGCAGACCCTTGGCTTGGTGGGAGAAGCATTATAAACTTTTTGACGATGTGGTGGCTAGTTTTCATATAGAATTTGCAGACAAGCAGAAATATCAAGATGTTAATGTTTTTTTATGTGATAAAATAAATTACCTTTGTACCAAAATGTTGATGCACGAGGAAAGGTTCTGGGAAGTAGTAGAATACGGTAATCATTTAAAGAAAGTTATGCCTAATTATTTTATAGAGTGGACTCCATTGTTTGATGAAATGACGACCAATGCAGGACCTTGGAAATATTCAGATCTAAAAAAGATAGAATTTCTTGAAAGTCATAGTATAGAAAGTTTTTTTTCTAAAGAAAAACCTTACAAATCCAGTAATACAGTGAGTTATAGTAGATATACAGACGGGTCATTAAATGCGACCAATAGTAATGATATTATTGTTCAACGACAGAATTTTTTTAGAAATTGGATTTGTAATGTAGGCGACGCTATTTTTATTAATCCAATCGGTCGAGTAAGTCTAGCTAGTTGTGGTCAGGTTGATAATATAGGACATATCCTTGATGATATTTCTAAAGTTGGCCCAAAGAAAATTGTATGTAGAAAAGATCACTGCCACTGTGGCACAGATATTATTATTCCAAAATTTCAAAAAAATGCGATTGCTTAATAAATCTAAAATTCTTTATCTTGACGAGGTTGGTGGTATTTGGAAACATAAGAGCGCCAATCTTGAACTTTTACAAAAAATTAGTGGATGGGACGAGAATAGATTTTATTATTTTGTTGAAGTAAAAAACTTTTCCGCTGTGAGAAAATTAAAAGATGAATTGCCAAAAATAATTTTAGATGTTCTTAAAAATGGATTGATAGATATTATATTATGTAATTCTCACGAAGCTTTTCATAGTTTAATCGAACCACTTTATTATGATTTTATTATTCCTCTTAATCTAAATGAAGATAATGTAATTATGGTCAGTGAGAGTGCAGATATCAAGTTTCAAATAAAAAATTTAGCTGAACAAACAGGCAAGAAACCAGTAAGATGTATTTGGACTAGAATTTTTGAATTTAACGTTGCAGAACAAATTAATAGTCAAGTCAGTCAAGGAAAAACTTTTCCTACTTTGCATTTTAAAACTTATGATAAAAAATTTATAAATTTTAACAGACGATGGCGTTTACATAGACCTGTGCTTGTAGGATCCTTAGAAGCAAGACAATTACTCAAATATGGGTTCGTTAGCTTAGCCGCAAGTGAGGATGGATTTAATTGGAACAACATTTGGGATATTATAATGGATAAACATCCTGTTGAAAAATTTCCATACATTTCAAATCTGTTGAAAGAAAATGAGCAAACTATAAGATCATTACCTCCTATGTACTTAGATACAGAGGAATTGATTTATAATAAGGCAACCCTACTAAGATCAACAGACCATTATTATCAAAATACTTATTTCAGCTTAGTAAATGAGACTAATTTTTATATCAACATTCCAGGTGAAGAACCAGGTAGGTTTTTTTCAGAAAAAACATTTAAACCTATAGGCGAACGGCACCCTTTTATATTAGTTAATCCTCCTTATAGTTTAAGTAAACTTAGGGAAATTGGTTATCAGACCTTTAATCCTTATATAAACGAAAGTTATGATCAAGAACTCGACGACGATAAACGGCTTAAAATGATACTAGATGAAGTTGAAAGACTTTGCAATTTGACAGATAATGAATTAGCATACTTTTTGGCCAATGTATCTCCAATTTGTGACCATAATCAGCAGGTGTTAAGAAATAAAAAATTAAAAGATTTTTCGGAGTTTATAAATGATTGATTTTTCAAAAATCAAAAGAATTTTTGTTTTTGGCTGTAGTTTTACACAATACTGCTGGCCGACTTGGGCGAATATGCTTCAAAAAGAAATGCCAGAAGCAGAGTTCTATAATTTTGGTCTTTGCGGCTCGGGAAACATTTCTATGATTTGTAAAATCTCTGAAATGTTTTATAAAATGAAATTTAATGAAAATGATTTAGTGGCTGTAATGTGGACCACCTATTGCAGAGAAGATAGGTATGTCTCAAAAGAGAATGGTTGGATGATGGTGGGAAATATTTTCACTCAACAAACCTATGACAAAAGCTTTATTGAAAAATTTGCAGATCCAAAAGGATATATGATCCGTGATCTAGGACTGATCGTAACTGCTACAAATTGGTTAAGATCACAAACTTTTCAGACCCTATTAATGCCAAGCGTTCCGTTCGATTATCAACAAGACGAAAAAGATCCCAATATCAAAATTATCTTAGATAATTATAGTTCTATTCTTTCTACCTATCCTAAGAGTATGTTAGAATTAGAGCTAGATTTTAATTTTGAATGGGGGCATATCTATTATAGCGATAAAGATAAAAAGAATCAAACCAAAGATTATCATCCCAGTCCAGTTAGATATTGGAATTATCTCAAAAAAGTAGGACTACCAATGACTCCACTTACATACAAGTATGCAGTTGATAGCACTGCTAGGCTTATTAAATGTGAATTCAGACACGAAATAGAAGAAACCTTTCGTGAAGAAAATACCATAAATCATAATTCTTTTAGGATGCTTTTCTAGTGGAAATAGGAAAAAATATTGGAGTCAGTGTTTGGGATAGTGCAGCTATGCCACAACAACTTCTCTCTATTTCTGATCCTAAAGCTTTAATTTTATTTTGTATGTACGAATTTCAATATAATGGAGTAGGTAACACCCCTGGTTTTGAAGGACTCGTTGATTTTGCAAATAAAAAACAAATTCCTTTTTTTATCATTTCGGGAGCACATCCAAAAAGTAGATTGTTTCATGATCCTGAAAATAAAAGATATGAAAGGATTCAACCCATAATTTATTGGCCTAATTTTTGGATGACCAAAGGTTACTTAGAATATGAAAAGTTTGCTAACCCCTACGATATACATAATATATATGAAGGAACCCAAATAACTGAATATGACTATACTTTTATATCTATGAATTATAAGCCTCATGTTCATAGATGTGTGCTGCTGGATATGATAGCTAAAAATAATTTATTTGATAGCGGAGCTATTTCTTTTGCGTATGAATTTGGAGAACATATTGGACCAAAGACAAATTTTTACAAGTGGCGGCATTGGGAACCTAGACGTCTTGATTTAGATTTTACCAGTGGCCAAAGATTTGTTCAAGGAAAAATACCAAATGAATACGATCGTTCATTTATGCAAATAGTTTCAGAATCAAATATCCATGCTTATTTTATCACTGAAAAAACCTGCGCTCCATTATTTTTTAATAAACCTTTTTTAGTATCAAGCATACAAGGATACCATAGTATGTTGAAGGATATGGGGTTTTTATTATATGATGAAATTTTTGATTATAGTTTTGACTCTATAGAAAATATACACGATCGTAATGATGCAATGTTACAAAATGTTACAAGGCTTAGATCGTTGTCAAACTCAGAGCTAAGAAAACTATATATAAAAATTGCTCCTAAAATTTTGCATAATCGACATCATATTGAGGATTTAGCTCTAAACTCCTATTATGTTCCTCCTATGATTCAGCATCTTTGGAATTTTAAAGATCCTTGCCTAGATCCAGACAAGGGAATTTTTATGGAAGTCTTGAAAAAAATATTTGGAAAAAATTAACAAGAATAAATATTTTTATGGAGATATTAATTTTTACTGCCGTTCCCGGATCATATGAACTACTTCAGAATCAAAAGTCTAGTGCAACAAAAATAATAATAATAGATTGGCAAGAGTTTGAATATACTAGATTATTTGGCAGAGAGGATGTTTTTGATAAAATAAATGATTATTGTGTAGAAAAAGGAATTTCTTTAGAAATAATTACAGGTTCTAGTCAGCAGCAAACTTTAATGCACGATCAAGATAATCCTCGTTATGGCAATCTTAAAATTATAAAATTTCCTTATTACGGAACAATTTTAGGTGCTCATGCTATCCTTGGACATGAGATATTTTCCCTAGAACATACAGATACATTATTTGATCATTATGTTGATAATTGGAATTTAGATTTACAATTTTCATTTATATGCTTGAATAGTAAACCCCATTGGCATAGATGTACACAAATGGATATGTTAGCTAAACACGATCTTATAAAAAATAATGCTGTGAGTTGGAATAGCTGGCGAGGTTACGAAGGTAGAAAATTAGAAGATACTTTTAATTATCCTTGGAAATATTGGAATCCTAAAATTTTAATTTTAGACGATATGCCTGAAGGTAAATTAGGATGGAGTGGAATTTTTCCAATTCACTATAAACGTTCATATGCTCAGTTGGTAACTGAAAGTAGTTTTAATCAATTGTATATATCTGAAAAATGTATCTCTGCAATAGTTACAAACAAGCCATTTCTTGTATCAGGATGTCAAGGATATCATAAAATGCTGAGTGATTATGGTTTTGAACTATATGACGAAATATTTGATTATAGTTTCGATAATGTTTCAGATATGGAAACAAGATACGATCTTATTGCTCAAAATTTTAAAAATATTCAAAAATATCCTCTAAGAGAATTAAAAGAACTAACTAAAGAAAAGACAAAAAGAAATAAGGTACATTTAGAAAATTTTTTAAATGATCTAAATTCTTGGCCCCCGGAAATTTTAGATTTTTTAGAAAAAAACAAGCATCTAGAGTTGACCTTGAATTTTGCCTACTATAATGCAATTAAAATAAAGAAAATAAAATTTATCAGAGATTAAAATGAAAAAAGTTGCTATGATAGGAGTTGGGAAACTTGGACAAGACTGCGCTGAAGTTATGGCAGAGCACTATGATGTGGTTGGGTATGATGTAGAATTTAGATGTCCTAAAAATTTTCCTATGGTTGACTCCATAGAACAGGCCATAAAAGATAGAGATTTGATATTTGTTGCAGCTCCTACACCTCACGATCCTTTATACGGCGGTGAAACTCCTACAAGTCATTTACCTAATAAAGATTTTGATTATAATATTGTTAAAAATATTTTAACGGAAATAAACAAATATTCTAACTATAACCAAATGGTGGTGCTTATTAGTACCGTATTACCTGGTACGGTAAGGAATGAATTAAGACCTTGTATTACAAATTCTAGATTTATATATAATCCCTATTTGATTGCTATGGGAACCATTAAATGGGATATGGTAAATCCTGAAATGGTTATTATTGGAACAGAAGATGGTAGCATAGACGGAGAAGCCGAAGAACTTATAAATTTTTACAAAAAGTTTATGCAAAATGATCCCAGGTATGAAGTAGGAACTTGGGATGAGGCAGAGTCAATTAAGATATTTTACAATACATTTATAAGTGCTAAATTAAGCCTTGTTAATATGATTCAAGATGTAGCAGAAACAAATGGTAATATAAATGTAGATGTGGTTACAAATGCATTGGCAAAAAGCACTCATAGAATTATGGGTTCGGCCTACATGAAGGCTGGAATGGGAGATGGGGGAGCGTGCCATCCTAGAGACAATATAGCTCTAAGATATTTGGGACAACGCTTGGGACTAGAATACGATCTTTTTGATAGCATAATGGTGGCAAGGGAAGCACAAGCAAAGCGTAAAGCTGAATTTATCTTAAAATATGGCGGTGATGTTTGTATAATAGGTAAAGCCTATAAACCAGGTGTTCCATATTTAAATGGAAGTTATAGTTTATTGATAGGTCATTACATAGAAAGTCTAGGCGGATCTGTATCATATTACGATATCAATACAAATGACTATATTGATCTAACAAAACATAAACTATTTTTTATAGGATATTGGGAATCTTGGGTTGAAGATTTATTTAAAAATAACGTGATTAATGATCAATCCGTTGTAATTGATCCTTGGAGATTTATTACCTCTGAAATTTATAAAGGACCCTTTATCCATTATGGTAATTCTAGGATCAAAAAAAAAATATAAATGAGCAGTATAATCCTTTTTTTAGGATTTATCCTGAGTTAGCGCAATATCAAGAAAAAATTTATAATATTTCTGCAGGATCTCCTATAGGATTTTTCGAAAGATCAGACCGAGATTTGGCCAATAGGATAAAAAGTTCAAAAAAACCTTTTGTTGTTTTTTTTGATGGATCTGAAGCTTTAACAGAACATCAGTGTAAAAAAATTTTTAATGTTGTACAACTTGCTCAACTCGATAAAAATGATTTTTGTTTGGTTACCGGCTCAATTAATGCAGAAAATGATTTTGACACTATTAAATTAAGTCTAAATCTGCCTTACAATTTTATATTATTAACAACAAATATATATGCAGACGTCGTCAAGGCAGGTAAAGCTAAGCCAAAATTTGAAATTAAAAAAAAGCCAAAAATATTTAATTGTCTTAACAAAAATCATAGGGCACATAGGGCAATGTTGCTCGCAGATTTAATTACAAATAATTTATTAGATAGATCTATTACTAGTTTTTATGGTGGCTGGCAAGATGACTTCACTTGGTTTGAAAATTTGTGTCAGACTGTTGAAATAAAATATCCAGAGTATGCTTCAAGATTAAGAGATAATAAAAACCTCTTTCCAATGCATGTCAATGCTTCTTCAACTCAAAAGTCAAATCCAATATGGGTTGATAAGGATGATGAATTTATCTACAACGATACATATTTCAGCCTTGTTACAGAAACTTTATACTTCAGCGATAGGTTTGACTTTCAAAGTAGATCATATGTACCGGGTATCTTTATAACAGAAAAAACATATAAACCAGTTATAATGAAACATCCCTTTATAATACTAAGCGTTCCTGGATTTTTAAAAAATTTAAGATCATTGGGGTTAAAAACTTTTGAGCCTTACATAGATGAATCTTATGACTTAGAAGAAGACGATGAAAAAAGGATAAAATTAATCGTTCAAGAGACTAAGAGATTATATAATTTTAGCGACAGTGAATGGATTAATTGGTTAAGTAACGTTGAACCTATTGTAGAACACAATTATAATTGGATTATGAATAATCCTAAATTAGGTTTAACAGATGTAAGTCATATAATTGAAAGGTTAAAAAATGGATTTCACTCTTAGACATCTAGCTGTCAAGGATTTAAAACCTCATGAACGGCCTAACGATGCGGATGCAAGACACTTGAGTATGATGGATGCCATCGCACCTTTCGCTAAACCTACCGTACAAAAGAACCTAACACCTGTATACATAGACTATAAGACAAGAAAGACCAAGTTAGTATTAGTTTTGTGTCCAGAGTGGAGTCCTTATATGCCTCCTTTTAGTTTGGCCAGGCTAGGCGGTGTGGCTAAAAGTTCTGGTTATGAAACTTTTCTTATGGATTTAAATGTCAAGGCCTATAGACAACATCAAGACGATTGGATACCTAATAAAAAGATACCTTTTAGGTTGTGGGACCCTAGCGCCAGTTGGCATTGGCTAGGGGATACATATCTAAAAGATATTCACCCTGTGCTTGAACCTATACTAACAAAAGCCATAGATGAAATTATAGAAAAAGAACCACAGGTTGTTGGGTTTTCTATGTATTACATCAGTGAAGAACCAACAAAATGGATGGCCCAGGAGATCAAGCGTAGAGCACCTCATATCAAGATAGCAGTCGGGGGTCCTAATGTTCATAAAAGTTGGTTTGCCATTCAAGACTATTATGACTATGTGGTCGTAGGAGAAGGGGAGGCCAATTTGCTGGTCATGCTTGACGAAATAGAACAAGGCACAAAAGTTGAATACCCTAGAATACTCAAGCAACCTGAAGACGAACGTGTGAACATAAATGGACTTCCAATGCCAGATTATGAAAGCCTAGATTTTAGCCTATACGACCTACCTAATGGAGTCAATACAGAAATTAGTAGAGGATGCACAGCCAAATGTACATTCTGTGAAGAAACACATTTTTGGAAATATAGACAACGGCAAGCGGTTGATCTTATATCAGAAATTGAATGGCTATATTACAATAAAGGAACTGATGTAATTTGGTTCATAGATAGTTTGGTAAATGGTAATCTAAAAGAACTCAGAGCATTTTGTAAAGCAGTAGCGGCCAAAGGTTTAAAAATTAAATGGACAGGTTATGCTAGATGTGATGGCAGAATGGACTTGGAATATTTTAAAGATCTTGCTGCTGGTGGTTGCATAATGTTTAATTATGGTATAGAAAGCGGTAGCCAAAAAGTTTTAGACCATATGGATAAAGGTGTGACCATTGCTGAAATGGAACAAAATTTTCGTGATGGTAAGGCTGTAGGAATATGGGCGGCTACTAACTGGATCGTGGGATTTCCAACAGAGGATTTTCAAGATTTTGCTGATAGTATGACGTTCCTCTGGCGTATGAGAAACATGAATATCAACAATGTGGGGGCAGGAGTAGGGTTTGCCCAAGGACCAGAAACAATCACAGGCCAAAACCCGGATAAGTTTAATTTAAGTTGGCAAAAGTATCAAGGTCATTGGATAACCAAAGACTTTACCAAAGGCGGTACTCATGTTATGATCAGAGTCAAAACTTTTCATATCTTTTTAGATATGATGAGAGGTACTACTGAATCTAGGTTTGCCTATCCTATTAGGATGAATTTGGCTCGAGAGCACTATAAAATAGAACTAGAAGATCCCAATTTTGTAAGAGAAATAGAGTACGAAAAATTTAATTATGAAATAATCAAAACCAACGTTAATCCATTTGCAGATACCTTGGTGAATGAAATGTGGCCCTTTTTCCGTATGCTTTGGCTAACCAGAGGAGGGTATAAGGCCAGCATTAAATTCAATCCAGATATCGATCTAAGGGAGTTCGGTTCACAATTTGGTCCAGGAATGTTAAGTGCTGTATATAATTTTCAAATAAACAAAAAAGGTAAATGGTCAGCAGATTTTGATATCAATTTTAAACAAATTGATAATCCTTATGATGATAGATTACCTCCTCCTAGGGGTAGAAAAGGACCTTTTTACGCACAAGATTACAGTCGATTAATGAGCAACACTGCCAAAAGGGCTAGACGATTGGCCAAACCTATATGGGATTTAGAAACAGGTAGAAGTGACAGAGACTTCTCAGAATTATTGCAAGAAGAATTTATTTTGAATAAAACAGTTGACTTTACGTTTAAATACAAGTTTAGGGAAAGTGGTGATTGGAGCGGATTTTCTAAATATCAAACCGTTGTTTCAGATCAAAAAATTCAATCCGCTAATGATTTTATTGTTGATTTATCTCAATTGTCCAAAAGGAAAAAAATATGAAAAGAATATTAGTTTGCGGTGCAGGAGGGTTTATAGGTTCTCATTTGGTTGAAAGATTTAAATTATTGGGTCATTATGTAGATGCTGTAGATATTAAAACACCTCCATGGAATTACCCTAATGCAGATAAATGGATGATGGTAGATTTGAGGCAACCTGAAAAAGTAACACAGATTCTAAGAAACAATTACGATGAAATTTATCAGGTCGCAGCTGATATGGGAGGAGCAGGATATATTTTTTCTGGACAACATGACGCAGAAATAGTTACAAATAATGCTCAAATTAATCTTAATATATTGAAAGAATTACCGTATAGTTCTTGTAGGAAAATATTTTTTTCAAGTAGTGCCTGTGTTTATCCCTTGGTTAATCAGACAGACCCATTGAATCCAAATTGTGCTGAAGACACTGTTTACCCCGCCAATCCAGATAGTGAATATGGTTGGGAAAAATTATTTTCAGAAAGGCTCTATCTTTCATACGCTAGAACACATAATATTGATGTAAAAATTGCTAGACTACATAATGTATTTGGGCCAAGAAGCCCATATAGAGGAGGTAGAGAAAAAGTAATCGCCGCTTTATGTAGGAAGGTTATAGAAGAGACTAGTACTATTGATGTTTGGGGTAATGGCAATCAAACAAGAACATTTTTATATATTGTGGATTGCATAACCGGTATAGAAAAAATAATGAGTAGTCAAATATCACAACCTATAAATCTTGGATCATCTAGACTTATATCAATTAACGATGTAGCTCAAAAAATTATAAATTTATCAGGTAAATCTCTAACTATCAATAATATTGAAGGCCCAGAAGGTGTGCAAGGAAGAACCAGTGATAATACTTTAATTAGAAGTTATTTAAATTGGGAGCCTTCTGACAATTTAGATGTTGGTCTGGCTGAAACCTACAATTGGATAAAGAATCAAATTGAATCAATTTAATTGGGATGCTTTTGCAAGTGGGCAAATAGGCAGTAAAATATGGCTATGTGAAGAACTGGAAAAAACAAAATGGTCAGCGAACGAGGCTTGGATTTATGCAGGATGGTATGGAATCGCTGCTTTTTTATTATTATCACGTGGCAAGTTTAAAATACATAAAATAAGAAGCATAGACATCGACCCCTGTTGCGAGCCGATAGCCGACAAAATAAACGAATTGTATGTTTGGAGAGACTGGACATTTAAGGCAGTTACAGGTGATTGTAATAAGATTTTTCCTCAGGTAGATTTGATAATTAATACAGCCACAGAACACTTTGAAACAAAAGAATGGTTTGATAATATTCCCTATGGTACAAAGTTAGTTTTACAAGGTAATAATATGCCCCACGATGATCATTACATTTATTCAGGCTCTTTGAAAGACTTCATTAACCATTATCCTATGAATAAAATTGTTTATAGTGGGCAATTAAATTTTGAATATCCTAGTTGGAAATTTTCAAGATTTATGATTATAGGTGAAAAATAGTTTCAAAATGTTTGTTTTTTTCTCTATTCTTTTGTAAACTTTAATTTTTTATATAAATTATCTTACCCTTAGAAAGAAAGGAGGTCAATATGACTGAAATTACGATTGAGAGGGAAAAAAGGTTTATTTATCTTAATGGAGTATTGGGCCTATGCCTAATGTTTGTTGGAATCTTTTTAATTTTAAAGATGTTAACTTGGGCTGTAGATCTACGAATCTCTAGTGTAGAAACCATAGAAGCAAATAAAATTACAACAGCAGTTAGAGAAAAACAATTATCTTGCCTTGCCAGGAACATTTATCACGAGGCAGGGGCAGAACCATTTGAAGGCAAGGTGGCTGTGGCTCAGGTGACTATTAATAGGGCAAATAGTGATGGAAAATTTCCTGGCGACATCTGTAAGGTTGTTTTTCAAAAAAACATGTTTTATGATAAGGTACTTTGCCAGTTTAGTTGGGTATGCGATCGTCCTGGTAATTTAAAACCTAAACATCCTGATGTCTATGAGGAAAGTATGGAGGTTGCTAAAAAGGTTTTACTTGAAGGATTTAGATTACCGAGCCTAACTGATGCACTTTATTTTCATGCAGATTATATTAATCCTAGGTGGAAAAGAGAACGTGTGGCAAAAATTGGTCGTCATGTATTTTATAAGTAAGGAATTTTAAAATGAATCATGTAGAACAGGTATTGGTCTTTATTAAAGGTCTACCATTAGCCTTTTGTAACTGGCTTAAAGAACACCTGGGTCATATCAGTGCTCACACATTAGGATGGTTTACAATTATACTTCTTCATTTGGCCAGTATTCCGACATTACTTGCGGTATTAATGGCCCAGAATGATAAATTACCTCCAGTGGATCTTATGATCTTTATATGGAGTGGACTGATCACACTGTTTTTTAAGAGTCTTATTGAGCGCAACTTTTTGTATATTGCTACAATTTGTCTTGGATTCTGTGCTCAAACTGTAATAATGAGTTTAATTTTATTCAAATAAATAGTTTGATGCGTATAGAAGAATTATTAGAAAAAATAGCTGCCCCCACTGCCAGTCAATGTTCAGTGGGCAAGAGCCGCTTGAGTAATGTTCGCTACAGCCAATGTGTCAGTAGAGGACTTTTAAAGCACGACAGCGATCACACTGCGGGCACAGGAAAACAGGGCAAGAAAGGAAGTGGAGTTCGATTAAAAGGTAAGAAAATGAGGAGCGAAATCCACGGAGGACCTGTTAAAGACTACGACGGTAAATAACCGTCCTAATCACTTGACTTAACAATCAATAGTTCTAAAATTTCTTCGTGATCTAAATACCTAAATTCTTCGCAGACCTGATACACTTTATCTAAGGTTGTATCTTCAAATTCTTCTAGGCCAACAAGTTCTACTATTTCTTGAAAACTAACCTGTTCTTCTCTCATACTGCTAACCCATATACAACTGATTAGACAGCACAATAGAATTCTTTTATTTTCAAATACTCCATTATTTTCGCACCATTCTACAGTGCGTTTAAGATAATAGTTAAAATCTTCTAATCGACTTTCAACTTTGTGCACGTAATCCTTAGTGTCGTTTCTAGTCCAAGGTCTATACATTGAAACTTTCTCCACATCCGCATCGATGTTTTTCTTGGGGATTTCGAAATTCAAATCCTTCATTTAGTCCTTGCTTTACCCAATCTATTTCAATTCCTGTAAGATATGGTAGGTGTTTTGGATCAATAAAAATCATGGTTTTATTAGATACATAAACTGCCAAAGTTTCGTCTAACTTATCTATAAATTCTAAAACATAGGCCAGACCGCTGCATCCAGTGGTTTTTACACCTATTTTGATGCCTAGACCTTTACCTCTTTTAGTTAGATATTGTTGAACCTTGGCGGCTGCAACTTCAGATATTGATACCATTTTCTTGTAATTTATATAAATTTTTTTCTACAAATTCCTGATTTTGATTTGGTAAACTATATCTTGTAAAATTTTTAAAAATATTTCTCATTTTAATTTCAGTATCATTTGCAAGTCCTATTAAATGGTCTCTATTACTTAAGCAAACCTTATATAAATCATTCCTATAATAATTATAGATTTCTTGATTAGACCAACTGCAGAGATTTTTAATAACTTTGACGCAATTATCAACAATTTTGTCATTATCATCTGTTATCCACTCTTCTAAAGGAACACCTAACTTCCACAAAAAATCGTAGATTATAACTGCCCTTTGGTTTAATTGACGTTCAATTCGATAATTTCCATTTATAATGAATGGTCGCAATCCTAAAATAGGTTTTACTGTTTTTTCTGTTATATATGGAGTACTTCCATCATTGGCAAATGTTTCACTTACCACATTTAAAAAGCTATTTTGCCAATATTTTAATTCTCCTAGACTATAAGGAATTTGTTTTTCAAAATATGGGTCAATATATTCATTAGGATGAAGATAATATTGCCTTTCAATAAATTCTTCGACTGATAGCTCTGTTAATTCTGGATAAATGAATTCTTCTCCCGGATTTTTTTTTAGTGTGATTATACCTTTGTCTAATAGACCTTCTTTGAGAAGTTTATAGGTCAATTGCTGTCTATGAAGATGGGGTTTATTTTGATAACAAATATAAGGTTTTATATTTGGTGAATAAAATAATTTTAACTCTTCGTCGGTATATTTTTTAAATAGTTTTACAGCGCTCCAAATTCCCCATTCTAGCCTATAAGGATGAAAGTAATCATCGCATATAGTACCAATTTGGAATAATTTTAGATCAGGATTAGAGGGATAATTTATTCCGTAAGTATGGATTTTATCTACTGTGCCTACAATAAAAAAATTATCAATCCTAGGAACCTGTAGATAAATTTCTTTAAGATTATCGTAGGATTTTGGAGAATCTAACCAAGTTCCATCTGCAACTAAATTAATTTCATTAGGAAATTTGTCACTGACCTGATCTGCAATAATTTTGATAGTTTCTTTAACTAGGGGTGTAGGAGTTAAATTATCATGAAATCCGTGTTGATCATGTATTATTGTTGGCATTTTTCTTTATAATTTTTTATAGCAGCTTTGATCGCGTCTTCAGCAAGAATCGAGCAATGTATTTTAACTGGGGGGAGTGCAAGATGTTCGGCGATTTCAGTATTTCTAATAGTTCCCGCCTCATCCAACGTCTTACCCTTGACCCATTCCGTAACGAGTGATGAACTTGCGATCGCTGAGCCGCAGCCATACGTTTTGAATTTCGCATCTGTAATAATTCCGTCTTCATTTACTTTTATCTGTAATTTCATTACATCACCACAAGCAGGAGCACCAACCATACCAGTGCCTACGTCTATTTCATCTTTGGAGAAACTACCTACATTGCGTGGGTTCTCATAATGATCCAATACTTTATCTGAATAAGCCATCTAAATTATCCCTTTCTGTTTGTTTATTTAAACTTGAAAATTTTTGTAGGAATAAAAACCATGCTTCTGCTTCAAAGTCATGTTCTTTCTTTTCGACTTTTGCGAATTTGTTTAAGTAAACTACATTGTCCATTTTATTGGCATTGAATATAGGTAGTTTCTATGTATTGGTTAAACTGATTACGCACATAGCCACGTCTTTCAAAAGGATACAGTCCTTGCGGGCAGGTAATAACCTGTTGCCCTTGCTCAGTTATACTAATTACAGCATTTGATTGATATATGGGCTGTGGCTGAACTACTACAACAGGAGCCTGAGTCTGTGCTTCTACACGATTAGCAGCGATAGCAGCACCTACGATCCCACCTATGATCAAAGGAGCAACCCAGTGTCCGTGATGATGAACAACATGAGGTCTATGATGGTGATATCTGTGTCCATAATGATATGGACCTGCTAGTGCTGTTGAACTGACTGTTAGTAATAGGGCTGCGAGTAGTTTTTTCATTAGAGTTTCCTTTAATACTATAACGCCTTAGTTATACAACGGGTTTACTGTCTTGACGGTCCAACCAATCTTTTATTTTAGCCTTGACCATTTTTGCCCAAAAAGGCTCAGGAATATGCCAACCAATAAATGCTCCAACAAGTATCCATATAGCAATATCAAACATACTGCCTCCTTTGCTTATGACAAATATTTATAGACTATAAATAATTATATGATAACAATTAGTGAATCAGCAAGAGCCAAAATCACCGAATTACTGGATGAAGAACACAATCCTAATCTAAAACTACGCACATTTGTTCAAGGTGGAGGCTGTAGTGGTTTTCAATATGGATTTACTTTTGATGAAGATCAAGCCGAAGATGATTGGGAATTTCCTTTGGGCGACTATAAAGTTGTGGTAGATGCTATGAGCATGACCTATCTGGAAAATGCTGAAATTGACTATAAAGATGATATTTCAGGCAGTCAGTTTGTTATTAAGAATCCCAATGCAGCAACTACCTGCGGTTGTGGTAGCAGTTTCTCCATTTAATGCTTGACAACTACCCCAATCTCCCATATAATAGCAATATCATCAACAACACGATATTGGTTAACATGAAAGATCCCTGCCAAAGCGTAATCAGTGCTCTAGAAACGCATCCCAGTCGCCTTAACAAAGAGGCTATTTTGGAACATCAGGCTGAACAGGATCACCAAGAACTGTTTGCCGGTATACGTTGGTGCCTAAGTCCCTATGCTACTTTTGGAATTAAAAAGGTTCCAGAGCATACACAACCAGATGGTAGGGGAGTTGATTGGGCAGAATTTGAAAATTTATTGGTTGCCCTTAGCACTAGGGCACTTACCGGGCACGATGCTCGTGACGCTGTAGAACAGGTCATGCTGAACTCTACCAAATCACAATGGAACGGATGGTATCGCCGTATCCTGATCAAAGATCTACGCTGCGGTGTCAGTGAAAAGACAGTAAACAAAGTGCTCAAAGGCAATTTCAGCAATATACCATTGGTCCCTGCGTTTGAGTGTATGCTGGCACATGATGGTGCCAATCATGAAAAGAAAATCACAGGCAAGAAACTGCTTGAACCAAAATTGGATGGTGTTCGTGTATTGACCATCGTTGACCCTCCCAATAGAACAGTAACCCAATACAGCAGAAATGGAAAAGTTCTGGAAAACTTTAGTCATATCACTGACAGCATCTTGGCCAATATTGATCTCATCGAGCGACCTATGGTGCTTGACGGTGAGGTTGTAAGTTCGAGTTTCCAAGCATTGATGAAGCAGGTTCATCGCAAAGATAATGTACAAGCAGGGGATGCTCGACTTATGTTGTTTGACATCCTTCCGTTGAGTGAATTTAAATCAGGGGAAAGCACATTAGGACAGCGACGCCGCAGTAACCTACTGAGAAGCATGAAGAAGATTTTTGATAAGATTGGTAATATCGATATCATTCCTCAAGAAGAAGTAGATTTAGACACAGCAGTTGGTGAAATGATCTTCCGTCAATTTAACAAGGATGCCATTGAACAGGGTTTCGAAGGTATTATGATCAAGGACTTGGATGCTAACTATGAATGTAAAAGATCTGTTTCGTGGCTTAAGCAAAAACCTTTTATCGAAGTTTCATTGGAAGTTGTTTCGGTGGAAGAAGGCACAGGGAGAAACGTGGGCAAACTTGGTGCATTGGTCTTGGAAGGGATCGATGACGATAGAAAGATTTTGGTCAATTGCGGTTCGGGTTTTAGTGATAGTGACCGTGATACATTTTGGAGGGGGCGTGATTCGCTACCTGGTCAAGTAGTAGAGGTTCGTGCAGATGCAATTACACAAAATCAAGATGGTAGTTACTCTCTGAGGTTTCCGCGGTTCCTCAGGTTTAGGGGATTTAAAGCAGGGGAAAAAATCTAAATTGACCAAGCAAAATCTCAAAGATATTCTTTACGGCAGTATTCATGAACTGGCTAGCGATAGGAAAAATTATTATCATAGTACATTTGGTAATAATTATAGTCATTTTACTCCGGAGGGGGAAAAGGCTGTGCTAGAATTACTTCAGGTCTGGGTTTATAGTATGCTTCAGACTGAAGAAAAAGAACTAGATCGCAGAGCCAAAGATCTAGTAGTGAAAGAATTAAAAGGAGAAAATGACAAAAGTGTCTAAAGAAGATGTAGTAAGCATGGAAGGCCATGTTCAGGAAGTATTACCTAACGCAATGTTTAGAGTAAAGTTAGAGCAAGGATCTGTAGTTCTTGGTCATATCAGCGGTAAAATGCGTCAAAACAAAATACAAATTCTTACTGGCGATAGAGTCAAAATAGAAATGAGCCCTTATGACTTAACTCGTGGTCGCATAGTTTATAGAGATAAATGATCCGGCATATAATAACATCTGGATGTAGTTTTTCAGATGCTTTACCTGTTTACTCTTGGCCTAATATATTAGAGAGGAAATTACCTTTTTTTTCCTTTACTCATGTAGGTATGGGCAGTCAAGGGCAAGATCTTATCCAAAAAAAAGCTTGTCTTGCGGTAACAGATGCACTTAAGCAATTTAAACCAGAAGAAATTCTTGTCATTGTCATGTGGTCTGGGACGGAAAGAAAATCTTTCTATGTAGATAATCCTGATTTCATTGAAGAAGTGGTAAAGGGGTGGAAAATGGGCTCGCATTGGTGGGGACGCCAATTTTGCACTCTACGCAATAAGGTAGATCAAAATATCTTTGTAGAAGATTCCAAAAGCGGAGGTAAAACTTATTATAATAAAGAAGGGGGTTGGTATATTTGCAATTACCTTTTTCCTGACAGCAACTTTACTCAAAACTATTTTGACTTAACATCTACCATACTAGGTCCAGCAATTAATAGTTTAGAAAATATAATTTTTTTACAAAACTTTTGTAAAGTCAAGGGCATAAAATTAGCTCAGACCTTTTATAGAAACTATGTATGGACTGACATAGAAGAAAATGCAGAAAATGAAAATCTCGGGTATCTTTTTGAAAACATTGATCATGATACTATAGTTAGTAAAACAGGTATGTACGAATATCTAAGGCCATACAATGCAGAAAAAGCAGTTTACGACAATTTTTCAAAAATATTTTGGAAAATCATGCAGGTTTATAAAACAGATGAAACTGCAAAATATTTTCTAGACGATAATTGGCACCCAAACGAATTAGGTGCCACAAAATGGTTAAACGAAGTTCTTATACCTTATTTATTCAAGATAGTTGCCCCAACTACTATGTAGGTAGTCCCATCTCATTGCCTTTCTCTTTTCCGCAAGTTCATAATAACTAGGTTTGTAGGGAATAGAAATTGGTTTAATTTTTTTGTTATTACCTTTTTTAGAATTGCAGGTCATACAACTACAACAGGTATTTTCCCATTGAGTTTTTCCTCCGTGACTGACAGGTAAAATATGGTCTAAAGTAGCTGTTTTTTTATTTACAGTTATACCGCAGTATTGACAAATATATTTGTCTCTTAAAAAGACATTGTGCTTGCTGAATCTTACCCCAGTTTTCTTTTTTTGATATTCTTTTAACATCATTACAGCTGGGACTTTAGTGCTCCAGCTGGGACTTTTTACGATCCAGTTGTCATACCACTCTAAAACTATAGCCTTATCGATAACGAGATATTTGATTGATTCTTCCCAACTAATAGTACTCAGTGGAACTAGGCTTACAGGGCGAGTATCGGAGTTTAAAATTAAACAAGTCATCTTAATTATTTATTATAGTGGTTAATAGACTGATTGCAGTTTCAAATCATTGAAAGAGCAACTAAATAACAAAACTACCCTATTTTTGGAATATCTATGGCTATTGTCTATATTAATACTGGTTCAGGTGCAAATGCTGGTGATGGAGATAACTTACGCACTGCCTTTAACAAGGTAAATTCAAATTTCCAATTTTTAAGCACTAACAGTGTAACCACTTCTACTCCATATTATAATATAATACCTGCTACGAATAACACCTTTAACATAGGGTCAAGCTCTACTCAATGGGCAAACATATTCGTAAAAAATCAAATTTCTTTGAATAGTAGTACGTTGAGTGTGTCTACAAGTGGATATTTCAAGTTTCAAAATGAAATCGTAGGTAGAATTTTTACCAGCGACACCCCACCACTAGGCGCTGAAACTGGTTTATTATGGTTTGATTCTAGTTTTGGGAAACTTTATATCTACTACGATAATTTTTGGATAGATACCACAACAGGCGGTGGCGGTGGCGGTGGCGGCGGTGCTGATCTGTTAAATGTCAGTACAAATATTCTTCCTGCTGTATCAGATATTTTAAACATAGGTGCTATAGATAGAAAATTCGGAAGCTTATTTGTTAATGATCAAGTCTACATAGGAAATCATAGCCTAAGCCTTTTAGGTGGAGATATATATGTAGACGGAACAATATTTGTAGGTCCACAAGGACCAGCAGGACCACAGGGACCAGTAGGACCTTTAGGTGGAATAATTTTCAACACAACAGCCTCAGGATCTGCCAATTGGATCATAAATGGTCAACCAGATCCGCAGCTAGTTCTGCTTAGAGGATTCACCTATTATTTCAATATTACTGGAGCTTCAGGTAACCCATTATGGATTAAGACTTTACCCACAGTAGGTATAAATTTTGGCTATACCAACGGAGTGACTAATAACGGCACAGATACTGGCCAGCTGATATTCACTGTTCCTATGGATGCTCCTAGCACACTTTATTATATATCACAAGTTTTTGGTAATATGCAGGGGATTCTTAGCATCGTAACAACAGGTGAAATAGGACCAAGTGGCCCAAGCGGACCAAGTGGCCCAAGCGGAACAGCCAGCGATCAAGGGTTGTTTACCACTAGTTCTGTGAGATTTAGTTCTTTAAGAGTTGATAATACAAGCACATTTTACGGTCCTGTGCAATTTCTAAATACAGTGACCTATGTTTATAGTACTAACACTGTTTTTACAGATAATTTGCTTGATATACATTCACCTCCGGGAGGACCTAACAATTATTGGACCATTAATGATGGTCTAGATCAAGGACTACGATTTCATAAAACCTTACCAGTTGATCCCATAGGAGGAACCTTTCAGGTTGCTAACAGTGGTGCGGGTTTTTGGCAAATTGACTTTGTGTTAAATCCCACTCTTACTTTGCAGAGAGGTAAAACTTATGATTTTGTTGTAAATGCATCCGGGCACCCGTTTTGGATTAAAACACTACCAACAACTGGCACAGGAAATCAATACAATAATGGCGTTACCAACAACGGCACACAAACAGGAACCATAAACTTTGCAGTCAGTGTAAACGAAACAACATCTACTCTGTATTATATATGTGAAATACATTCTCCCATGCAAGGAGTTATAAATCTAGTTGGCACAGGCAATACAGGAACCAGAGCTGCTCTTGTTTTAGATTCTACCAATGAAAGATTAACATGGTATGATAAAAATTATAGTATGGTTGGACCTCCCGAATATGGTATTTTTGAAACGGGCGGGATAATCTTAAACAATACAGCAAGCACCATTGTTTTTTCAGATCTTACTGAACAAAATAGTGCCTTTACAGGTACAGCGGCTTTTTCCTCTGTGGCAGACGTGGCGAGATTTGCCAATAGTGCAACCACTGCCACTAACGTTTCTGGTGGTATAGTAGTAGGAAATGTTCCTGCTAACAATACAAACAATTTGCAGGTTGGTTATTTGGCTGTGCCACAGATAGCAACAAATACAAATTATACTCTTACCTTAAATGATCAAGGCAAACATGTCTATAGTACAACAGCATCTGGAGTGCAGACAGTTATAATTCCCAATAGTCTTAATGTACCATTTCCTATAGGAAGTGCTGTGACATTTGTTCTTAGGGGTCAAGGAGCAGTGGCTATTACAACTGCATCTGGAGTTAGCCTATATCTAGCAGGCACTGACGAGGTCGGAAATAGATCATTGGCAACCAACGGAATGGCAACTATTTTAAAAGTTGAAAATAATATTTGGTTTATCAATGGCACTGGATTAAGTTAATGACAGGCATAACACAAATAATACTTACAGGTGCAGAATCAGTAGCAGGGTTTAAAGGCAAGCTTTCTAGATATAACAGTCTAACATTTAGCGGAGCAGCATCAGGAGTCGCACTTCAACCCGGTGATCAAAATTTAATGTCGTCTCTTAGTATTGGAAATCTTGCTCCTGTGCAAACAAGTCCCTTTACCATAGAATATTGGGTTAGATTTAAAAATCTTAGCTTTTCTAACAACATTGTGCATCAAAATGGACAGGCCACTATTGCAAGCCCAAGTTTATACGGAGGTATTGCATTATTCCATACTTCAAATAGATTACTAGTTCATAATTATCTTATCGCCAATAATAGTTTTACTATTCCCACAGAGGCCAGTCCTAGTCAATCTTGGGAATTAGGTGTTTGGTACCATTGTATGCTGATCAGAAACTCTAGCAACATTATTTCACTGTTTATAAATGGATTTCAAACTCCAAGTGGAATCTTTATAAACAATAATTCTTACGGAGCGAATCCAACTCTCATTGGAACTTGGAGAAATACATACGGTTTTGGAACAACTAATAATCTTATAGGTGATTTGTATAATATAAAATATACAGTGGGACAAGCTCAACACGATCCTAATTCAGCTATTATTCCTGTTCCTCAGGTACCTAATGTAACTATAGACAATAATACTAAACTTTTAATGTTAAGCCCTAATAATAATGCATTTAAAGATGAGACAGGCCTGTGTCAGATTGGTATTAGAGCTGGCTCAGTAACTCAAACAAAATCAACCCCTTACAATGATGAAATCACTTTAAATGGTGCTGTAGCCAAAATCAGCAGTCCATTTAGCAACTTTCAATCGGGGAGTATAGGCTTTTCTGGAATAACATCTAGCTTTGCTACCTATGCAGGCACCAGTGGGTTAAACTTTGGAACAGGAAACTTTTGTATTGAGTGGTTTTCCTATGCTACAGATTCAAATTCTGAAAGTACAGCATGGTGGTACGGGTCAACTGCTAGTCCTACACTAGGTATGGCTTTTGAAGATTTCATAGGTTTAATTAATATAAACTTATATATAAATGGAAACATTTTAACATTTCAAACGGTTACAAAAGATATCTACTTTAAACTTTGGACACATTGGGCCCTGGTAAGATTATCTGGAAATTTGTACCTTTTTCGAAATGGCATAATTGCTAATCCGGGTGGGACACCTGACAGTACGAATCTTAACGACCAAGTAAGTACATTTTATTTAGGAAAAAGAGGAGCCTCTGCTACAAATAATCAATGTTTCGGAGGTTTAATTACCAATTTACGGATAACCAAAGGTAATTCAGTCTATACCGGCAATTTCAATAGGCCCAATGCAAATCTTACTAGAATTCAAAGTGCAAATAGATTCGGGGGATCAAATACCAATGCCATTAGATCCTACCAAGTTTCGTATTTAATGGTACCATAAATATATGATTAGGAACAGACATGGCTATTAATTTTCCAGATTCGCCTTTGGTAGGCGCAATTTTTACAGGCACTAATGGAGTTGTATATACCTACGATGGCACAAGGTGGCGTGTTTCATCTTCTGTATCTAATTTAATTCCTATTGCTTCTAGTACATACGATTTAGGGACCAATGCTGTAAGGTGGAGATCCCTATATATTGACACAATTAATGTGTTAAGTACAGCAGCATCCACTTCGTCATCTACAGGTGCATTATTAGTGGCAGGTGGTGTAGGTATACAGGGAGCTTTGCACGTTAGAGGACAAATTTATACACAAGGTTTTCTTTTAGGACCAGGAAGCGAATTCGATCCTATATATTCAAGTGGCACTGCGGCTACCATTACAGCAACTAATATATCTAATTGGAATACAGCCTACAGTTGGGGCAATCATGCCGTACGGGGGTATATAACAACAGCTTCATTTTCTAGTGTGACTAACCATTTAGTCCCCTTAATAGATTCCGGAATTGATTTAGGCAGTCCGACTAAAAAATGGCGTAGTCTTTATGTCAGCACAAATACCATATTCATAGGGACAACCAGCCTAACAATACTAAATGGTCAATTCAGCCTAAATGGTGTAATTCAAGTGGCCACTACATCATCACTAAGGCAAGGAACAGATTCTATTACTTTGAACAATAATAGACTGTCAATTCCTGGTAAAATTAATTTTGGAGTTTCTGGAGTTAGCGCTCCTAATACCACTACCTATGTTGGTGAAAAATTAGTTTTATGGGATAATGGCGGTGGTTTTGCAGGTGAAAGGCATTTTGCTATAGGAATAGAAAACGGGCATATGTGGTTTTCATCGGACACATATAATGATCCGGGAAATGGATTTAAATGGTATGCGGCAGAACATGAATTAATGAAACTTGATAGTTCTGGAACACTACAAGTTTCTAAAGTTCGTGTTCCGTTTACTTATGCAAGCGATTTTAGTATAACAACTACGAAAGATTATGGATTTGCCCAATTAGAGCACACCTTTAAGGTAGATGGAAACAAGATAGTACTGCCTACAGGAGCTGGATTTATTGATTCTGGTGGCGATATCTGGAGCTTAGACGGCCTAACCAATAAATTAATTTTTCCAAATAACAGTTTTATTGAATATGGGGTAGGTACAAATATAAGTACAGGCTCTTTGTCACTTTATGTGTTGCCAGATACATCAACAGTTGTACCACCTAATTTCTCAATTTCTGTACCGAAGGCAAATTTTACTTCTTCTAATACATGGACTTTTGCATCAAATGGTTTAATATTCCCAAACGGCACTACCTCTACAGGCAATTCGGTAGAACTTCCCTACCAGTCCGATTTTAATATACATCTTACTAAAATGATGGGTACTTATACGGTATCCATAGTTCAGGACGGAATAAGATCAGGCAACCAATTTGCCAGCCTCAGGACCAATGTCGGTGAAGGAATTACCGTTTATTCTGATGACAAATATATTGCAATAGGTAATGCCAGCAGCATAGACTTTTTTAAGTTATATTACGGTGCAGAAACTCCTGAGGGAAACCTTCCAGACGTAGAAATATGGACACAACCTATGGGTGTGGGCACAGGAAGCAGCGTTTGGATCACGGCCAATGGTACTAGTAGTTGGAGATTTCGATATGATGGGTCTGTAGTTTTTCCCGACGGCACATTACAGACAACTGCTGCCCAAAATCCTTCAATCTTTCTCGCATCAACAGGAACCTTTACTAATAAGACCATAAAAATAGGGGTTGGACAGGGTAATGTTTTTCAAATTCAAGGAAATACTATTACAAGTTATACAGGATCTGGCCCAATTGTGGCCTTATCAGGTATGCCAACGTTAGATGCTTTCAATATTGGCAACGGATCTAATCTAACTGTAGATGGCGGAACAGGATTATACTATTGGAATGGACCTAGTGGTGTTGCTGGTGCGGGAATTAACAAGGCAGGTGTTTACCGTTCTAATTTAACAGCTACAAATTCTTTATTTTCTTTTGGTGCCAATGGCAGCGGAACAATGAGTGCAGCCATTGAAGGAAGCTTGTTTGTCGGAACTGTTTTACCTAGTAATAATGGTGGACTCAACACAGATTATAGCGGATGGATTGTAAGCGCATCTGGTTATAAGGCAGGTGGCGACATTGATACTCTAGGCAAAATTTATCTAAATGGAAATAATGTAGTAAATGATTCTGCTGTAATAGATTTTTTTAGCGGTACAGGAACTAATAATCATATCATAACACTTGATTCTAATTGGACAATGAAAGTTAAGGCCAGAGCTCAGGGATCAAATCAAGGAAGTTTATGGTTAGAAGCAGGACAAAATACCAAAATTAAAATTAAAGGTAATCAAAGTCTTATAGAATTAGCAGCCAGTACAGGAACTAATACTTCAACTTGGATATTTGATCATTACGGAAATTTGTCCATTCCAGGAAATATAAATGTGGCAACATCTATTTTTGCTATGCTTCAGGAAAATGGTGTGGGATTGATATCCGGGCCAATAAATGTAGATATTGGAGATCAAATAGGAGCCAGCTTCTTAAGAGTAAATCTTGGTGCAGTTTCAAATAATTATTCAGGTTTTCAAGGGGATGTTGAGCTTCAAACCTACATCAACACTTCAACACCTAGCTCATTATATATTGCACCACAGGAAGGTGCTTATCGTTGGAGATTTAGCGGCAGTGATGGAGTATTAGAATTTCCTGACCAAACTGCTCAAAATACAGCTTATCCTGGAAATCTTTTTCCTAATTTATTCACAATTACAAATACTGTAAATGCAACTTCTACTGTCACAGGTGCCTTGCAAGTGGCAGGTGGAGCGGGTATTGGTGGTAATCTAGTATTAGGAAAAAATTTACAAATAGGTGGAGTATTTACGTCTACAAATAATACTCAATCTACTTCAACACAAACTGGTGCCCTAGTGATATCAGGCGGAGTGGGAGTTGGGGGCAATTTATATGTGGGTGGAGAAATTGTTGTTAATAGATTGACTGTGCAATTTACAACTATAACAACAACATTGGTACAGACAGATGATGTGGTGCAAACCTATAATACTACAAATGCTACATCTACTACCAGCGGAGCTTTACAAATAAGCGGAGGTGCTGGTATAGGTCGTGATGTCTGGATCGGAGGTTCAACACGTATAGTTGGGGCTTTACAAACAACACGAGGAACTCATGAAGTATTCACCACTTCTTCTACAGCCACATCGACGGTAAATTATGATTGTTCCACAACACAGATATTTTATCACGTGACAACTGGAACACAGGCTAATTGGACAGCAAATTTTACCAACCTAAGTCTTTCATCGGGGTTTGCTACTTCAGTAAGTATTGTAATTAATCAAGGAACACCCCCATATTATCCAAGTGCAGTACAAATTGCAGGTGCAGCTCAGACTTTAAATTGGCAAGGTAATAACACACCTACAATGAATGCATTTAGAACAGACGTAGTTACATTTAGCATCATAAACAACAATGGAACTTATCTTGTTCTAGGATCTAGCACAGGTTTTTAAAATGTTTACTTCGTTTGCTAAGACTTTTCAATTTGGTCTTAGAAGGCCTTTGAATGTATCTTTGATGAGAAGTCTGTTAAGTTCAACAGGAAAAACTGCCTGGGATTCTACTGCCGTAGGTAATTGGTTTGAGGTTTCGTCTACAGATTACACTGCGGCAGCTACAGGATTATCTAATATCACCAAAGTAGGTATGAGTGATGCTCAAATTTTAGAAAATGGCTCGAGTTGGGCAACTAATTTTTTAACCACATTGCCACAGATAAATGCCACTGTAAATTCTGGAAGTTACATAATAGGTTTTGCAACTGCATTTGTAAATTCTGGAGCAAATACTGCGGCACTTAGGGCATCTACAAGTTATAAAGCTTCGTTTTCTTCTTATACAACAATAGCCAATAACCTAACAGCATCGGGATCAGGTAACAAATATTGGTTAAGAAAAACCCCATCTGCACAAGCCAGTACATCTTATGTGGCAGTTTGGGGGCAAAGTAATCTTAGAGGAGGTACTACCAATTGGTCAGGCAGTGCCTATAATACAGGCAGTAGTTGGACTAATTATAATTTTACCCTGCCTGCTAGTCAGACTCTGGTTACGTCAACTCAACAATGGTAATTAAGGTAAATATCTAGATGAAAGCCACTGATATCATTAGAGGTGTTTTAGATCTCATAGACGATATAGACTGCCAACAAGATCATTCTATTGAGCCGGAAGTAATTCAAACTGGTGTTGATACTAATCGTTTCAAACAGATATTTGACTTGCTGAGTCAAGAGCACGAGCAGATCTACAACAATAGTCCTGCTGAAAAAATTACTGGTATAGATTCTGTAACAGTTAATGCAGGGGGAGGATGGAATGGCCCTAAAAACCCTGCTGATATGAGATCAGATAGTGTAAGTTTATTTCCTAGTTATCAAGTAAAGGAGTAGTTATGGCTGCAAATAATATTTCTACATCAACTTTCAAAGCCACAAGACAGACCTCTAAGCTTGCACTTGCCAAGGCCAAACGTGAAGGTAGAGTTGTCGCTGATAATGGAACTATTAGTGGAGCCATAGATCCTACTAAGCCATATTACCGTGCAAGAAATAATTTAGTTCTAAGCCAATTGCCCACTGTTTATACAGCAGGTGACAATGATACCAAAGATGTTACCAATAATGCTAATGTAGGCGGGCTTGTTTACGGAAGACCCTGGACTACTTAATGCCTGTAGATCGCTATCTTAATACTGGATCAAACTACGTTCATCCCAACGAAAGTAATCTACTTAATATTCATAAGGCTATGCAGTATCGTCCGGACACCGGACAGCCTGAGGTACGTGTTAATATAGGATCAGCCTTTACTATCAGTGGTACTGTTAATATTCCAGGAACTGTTACAGTATTATCTACTCCAGAAAATCCCATACATAATCACATAGTTGAAGTAGGCACAAGTGGTCTACTTACTGTGCCTTATCTGCCCATAGGCGGAACTGTGACAGCCACACAGGGCACAACACCTTGGGTTATTACTGGAACTGTTGCGGTAAGCAACTTTACTTCTACAGTATTTGTAAGCAATACCGTTACGATCAGCAATACCAGTTTTGCTGTCACAAACTT